ACCTATTTCTACACCTAAGTTATCTCTTGAAGTTGAAGCATTAGCTAAGTCTGATAAGTTGCTTGCTTTAGCAGCAGCATTGTCTGCTTTTGTACCCTGTGCTGCTGTTGCGTATGCACCAGTGTCTGTAACTGCTGTTGTACCTAATCCTAGTGAAGTTCTTGCTGTACTAGCATTTTCTAGTACCCATGTAGAACCGTTGCCTACTATAAAGTTACTGTCTGTTTTAGCTAAAGCTGCTATAGCAGATAAATCTGCGTCAAATGCTTGAACAGAAACACCAATATCTTCATCAGCAAGAAGTTGGTTCATAGCATTAGCTGTTAAAGTAACTACAACTTCACGTGTACCAACACCCCAATTAACAGCTGATCCACTATTACTTGAAGCATAAATTGTAACTCTTGTTAAAGTGTCTGGGCTAGAATCAGTAATAACACCACGACCTATTTCGTAATCAGCTGTTCCTAAAGAATCTCTAACAAAGTAATCAACTGTTTTATTTGTACCACAGGCAGCAACAATAGTGCGCCAACCTAAAATAGCACCAGATAAATTGTATGTGCCAGTACCAGTAGTAGTACTAGTTTCAGCAGCTCTGTCACCGGGAGTTGGAAGTGCCATTATGAGTTACCATCAGTTAAAATAAATGTTGAAACCGTTACAGTTTGTCCTGTAATTATAGATGTAGTACCAAGTTCCATATCACCACCTCCACCAGTAGCTGTAATACTACCTTGAATATGGCAAGTATCATCGCTTGAATTAATACGAAAATGAGCAGCTGTACCTGTAGCAACGGCTGAACCAGACCAACTACCATTTTTAACTTTAGATCCAGAACTAGCTGTTTCTAACCAATCACTAGGTAATGTTATTTGTCCTAATCTTGTTCCTGAGTTTGCTAAAGAACAATTAGCAGGTTGTGACCCTGTACGAAAATCAAGTATAGGATCTGTCCCTGTAGTTGTTTCTATTGCATCAAGTCTAGCATTTCGACTAGTTGTACTAAGTTGGACTGCCATCTTGAACCTCTAAAAAATTATCTAGTAGTAACTTGTAACCTACCTGAAAATTCAGATTTATTTTTTTGTGCTTTAAGAAGCTCTCTGGATTCTTTGTACATAGCAGCATATTTTTGTTCTTGTTCAGTATCTTTCATAAATACAGCAGCTTCTAGTATTGCTGAATACAATATTAATTCAGGGGCGTATTGACTAAACCAATTAATTTCTACAGAACTAGAAATAAACTCAAGTTCTTGATAATATACTAAATCAATTGATACACCTGAAGTAGGTTCAGGGCCAAACTCAAAGTTACCGGCTACAGTGTCAAACACTTGTGGCCCCGGTTCATTTTGAAGTCTTTTGGTTCTAACGTCAGCGTAGCTACTTCTGTACACAGACCAAGCCGATTGACCATCATAAGCAATCATTTCTTTAACATCTAAAAGGCTTGTTGGTATTGCTGATTGACCTGCTGTAACTACTAAAGAAGAATCTAAAACTTCCATTGGTGGAACTCTGACATCTCTTTGGATTCTACGTTGTCCTAGTATTATAAAATCTTCTGTATTATCCGTGATGCTTGAAGCACCTACCCGATTAATCCATTTGTTAACAGCTGCACTAATGTTTGTATAATTACTTAACACTAGGTTGGCCTCCATAGTTTAGCTGAATTAGTTTTGAGTACAGGAAAATCTTTTTCAATAATTTTTTCTAATCTTTTCTTTTCTGTAGGGTCATTACTAAAACAATCAAGGTTATATTCTTTGAGTAATTTGTGTTGTATAATTGGAGGTATACTAAATACTTTATGAAATTTAGTTTTTCCAGCAAAACCTTTTGTAGCATTAGCACCATTTTTACAATTATTAATTAAAGCACTAAGGTTAACAGACCGATGACAAACAATATTATTATCTTCATCAAAGTACCATTTCTTAGTTTCACCTGTCCAAGCATCATATTCTGTTTCGCGTAATAACACTTAAAACTCCTGTAAAAATAAGGGGGCGAACCCCCCATCTCTTATCGGTTATGTTCTACTAACATGTAATCTATATCTGCTGTAGCAGCGGCAGAATTTGATCCGTCACCATTAATAAATACAGTAAAGAATAGATTAGTACTTGCAGCAGCTACTCCTACACTTAGTGTTTTAACTACAACACCATCTATAGAAAAAACTCCTTGAGTACCAGTAGAATTAACTTCACATCTAAGTACTTGGTAAACTGTATTAACTGGAGCAACACCAGTAGTGTTTGAACCAGTATCATCTGTATTACCAGAAACACCAACAGACCACCACTCTTTGGTTGTCATAGCTGTGTCAAAAACAAAACCAACAGCATTAGTAGCATTAGTTGTAATAGTAGTTCCAGAAACAGAAATTGGCTCTTCAAGAGTAGTAACATCTGTAAAACCAACAAAAGCAGAACATTTAGTAATGTCAGTAAGGTTAATACGACATTCAAAAGCTAAACCACCGTTGTTTACTTGTACTGGTACAACTAAACAAACCTGAGAACCATCTGCTGCTGCTGAACCATCACCATCTCCAGCAGTTGCTCTAAGAACACCACCTTCTTGGACATTAATAGCAGGGTCAATAGCTAAGTTATCAGAACCAGCGTTAAAAATAAAAGGAGAATCAGCTTCTACAATTGCTAGTTCAAGAAAATCGTGAAAAGACTGAAAAGTAGAATTAGGAGCAAGTTTATTAAACTGTTCCCTCATAGTAGCTGGGTCGCTAAGAACTTGACCCAATTTAATCGTTTCAATAGGCATTATTTATTCCTCTAAAGGTCAGGGGGGCGAACCCCCCATTCCAGATTAATTAAGCAGTAGTCAAATCAGCTACAATACCACTAGACTTCTCATTACGAGCTTCTAGGCAATATTCAACAATAATTTGACGTTTCTCAGCATCACCAGTTGCAGCAATTTCTTTAGTTTTCATATCACGTAAATACGCAACTGCAAACTTAGATTTGTTGTAAACTAGTGCATCACGTGTACGAGAAAAACGGCTAGGGACAATCCTAAGATCACCGTAATCGCTCTTGTAAACGTCAGCAGCAGAGATAATGCTTTCAGCAGCAACATTGTGGTCAGTAGTTGAAGCACGACCAGTAAAGCCATTCATTTTACGTTTGTTAAAAGAACCTACTAGAACAGTGTCAGCGAACTCACCTGAATTAGTAAAGATACTATCAACAACAGCTTCTAACATAGCTTCAGTAAAAACACGTTGAGTACCATCAGTACGAGCATTTGCACCTGTACCAGCTGGGTCTCCACCGCCTGAACCTTTAGAAGTATTAGTTTTAATATAAGATTGCACACTTGCAGTTTCACGAGCGGCAGAAGCACTACCAACAGCTTTAGCATTGTTCAAGCCAACTAGTGCGTGTTCCATGTCACGTTTTAACTCAAGTCCACGTTTCATCATTTGGTAGTTCATCTCACGATCACGACCAGCGCGATCAGTTGATTCAAGAGTACCAGAAACCATTGCAGTCTTAGTTCCAATTTGACAAAAGTTAGCTAGTCTAACAGTAGCAGTAGCAGGAGAAAATGAAGCATCTGCCCCTTCAACTACTTTGTTATCTGTAACAGCGTCAAGGTTATCGGTTTGCCATTCATGAGTAGTGCTTTTAGCTTTCGCTTTTGGGGCCATACTTAAAAATGGAGTTGTATCAGGCTCTACGTTATAAATAATGCCTGAAAGGTCTTCTCTGATACCAACACTATCATAGGTATCTGTGGCTGTTGAACTCATAATATTTCCTCAATGTAGCCTAGCCATTCATAATATTCATTGCTTGTTCAAGTGTAATTCCACCCGGTTGTTGTAACGAATCCATGTCAGCTTTTGCTTTTCGGGCTTGCGAAGTTGTTTTACTTGCAGCACCCTTGGTTTTAATTGATTTTTTGACTGTTTTAGCTTTCGCTGCACCAGTCGCCAGTTTAGTTTTGGATTGGTTGAAACGAAATGCGTCAACTAATGCCCTGATTTGACGATGATCGTAGATGGTGTACAGTTCGTCTGTTGTAAAGCCATAAGCTTCAGCAGCATGTTTCGTAGCATCACTTAAAAGGGTTGAACCTTCTTCGCTTAACTCAGGTAGCGCAACAGTTAGTTTACCCATTTCTTCAGTACGTACACTTTGTGCGTATTGATTGTTTTCAGCTGTTACTTCTGAACTAACTTCCTGTTCTTTTTGGGATGCTTGTTCATAAGCCATTTTAGCAGCTTCAAACGCTGACTTCATCTCATCAAATTCAATGGGGTCTTCTTTCTGTAAAACTTCCCAGTCCACATTAACAAACTTAGATAGTTTTTCGCTTGATGCAACTTTGTAGTCTGATATACTTTTTAAGTACTCGTTTTTTAATTCAAGTACAGCATTTTTATCAGTAGCTAGTGCTTTGCGTTCAGCTGAAACTTCTTGTGTTACTTTAGTAAATTGGCTTTGACGCATATAGCCCTTCTTAGCTTCTTCTACATCAGTAATTACAATTTCTTCATCACCATCAGTGATTTTAAAAAGGAAATCTTCTCCTTCATTTTCGTCTTCATCATCCTTTTCTGATTCTTCTTTATCATCTGGTTGCTCGTCTTTAGAGTCCTCTGATTCAGTTTCCTCTTCATTGGTTTCGACCTGTTCGGCCTCTTCTTCTTCCTTATCAGTTATAGTGGCTACACTGTCTGATTTTTCTTCTGGCTTGTCCATAAAGTCCAAAGCCTCATCGACTCCTGCAAAAACAGGTTGATCGTTGTTTTCCATTTTATTCTCCGGTGTATATTTTTTCTTGGAATTGTTTTTCTTGTTTGTCCTCTAATTTTGATAATTTATCTGCTAATGTAAAAATTAAACCTTGTACGTCACGATAAGGCAACGCAGATAACTCGTCAAGTATAGCAAGCCCTTCATCTCTTGTAATTTCAATCATTTTCAAGTTCACTTAATCTTTTTGCTTCTTGTGACCAACTTTCAAACTTAGAATTTAATGTTCTTAATGATCTAAGCTGTCTTACTATTGACATAGCACAGTCAGAATCATCTGTATGTAAACCATCAAACCCAAGATGTAAACAATCGTACATGTCTTGTAAACATTGTACGTAAGAGTTAGAATTAAGTAATACAGAAGCTCTTTGGCCTCTTTCTATTAATTCACTATTAGTGAGTAATGTTTCCTTTTTGTTCATCCTCGTCCCCTAACGCATCATCTAAAATTGCACAAGAAAAAGCAGCAAAACTACTAGCTGCTTTTATACGTGCTTTTTTACCAACTGTTAAACACAATGACCCAGTACCTTGATCGTCTTCAAGAACACCTCCAAAGTACATTAGTTCACCTGACTGTATACTTTCTTTGGCTAATATAAAAAAACTTTCTAGTTCATCTAGGCTATCTTGTATTTTAGTGTTTTTAATGTTTACTACATCTCCCACTTATTACTCCTAGTCTGAACCTACTTTAACTGCTCTGTTTTGTGTTGTTTCTAATTGAAGTTCAGCAATTTTAAACTCGTTATTGTCTTCGTGTTGTTGTATTTTAAACTGAAGTTCCATTTCTTCCATTTCAAGCCTTTTGGCATTGATTTGTAGTTCCATGTCTTTTTGTTCAACTTCTTTTTGTTTGAATTGCATTTCTGCTTGTAGTTTTTGTTCTTCTATACTTGGCCCTTCGTCAGTATCATCTGATTCAGGTTTAGTAAAGAATTTGTTACCATCTTTACGGCCAGCTACTTTAGCTTTTTCCATTGCTAAGTTCCAAACATTAGTTGGTTTAATAATTGTACCTAATCCACCACCATTTACAATACTTTGTACGGTTTGTTCAATTTGTTGCATTTGCATCATTTGTTGATTTTTTGAACCGTTACCAATACCTACAGTAACATTCATATCATAGCGATTACGCCATTCAGATGGATTAATTGCAATAAACTCACCGTTATTGTTACGAACCTTTCGGTCAGGTGTTCATGTTGTAAACCAATTCTGTGTATACCAAGCATTAAATCTTTAAGGCCAGTTTCAGCAAATACACGAGCTATAAGCTCTAATTTTTGTTCAGCTGACGACATAACTAGTTCAGCTGTACTAGCAGCAGTGTTAGAGTTGAACATCTTAGGATCAAGTCCTTGTCCACGCTCAGAAACACCTGATCTACGCTCTGCTAAAGCATCAGCGTACCCTAGTACCTGAAATGCTGATTGATCTAATTGGGGTGTAGGTAGAGCCTCTACAGCCCCTTGGAAGTTCATCCGTACAATACCAGCTGGTGAACTAGACATAAGATCATCAAGGTTAACTTGACCATCTACTACACCAAAACGACCATTGTTTATTCTTTCTTGGTTATCGAGCAAATTACGAGTTACTTTAGATTTAAGTAACTGTATATCCATAATAGGATCAGCAGGAGAACCACCTACATGGCGGTGTGGTACAATAATAGGTGACCAAGAGTATATTTGCACTTCTGAGACTTCGTTTTCTTCAAGAATAGTGTCTCCAACACGAAAAAACTGCCATAATTCGTCAAGACCATCACCATTCATGTCAACACGTAAATATTCTTCTTTTAAAAGAACTTCGCGGCTAGATCCTAGTTCAAAACTTTCTTGTTTTAAACCATCAGAAATTTCGTCATGACGATCATGGTACAATGTATGGGTTATTTGTGAGTCATCTTCAATATCATCATCAATATCAAAACCCATACCCCTAATTTCAGATATTCTACGTTTAGCGCAGTGTGCAACGTATCTAGCTGAAACAATATCAGTATCACCTTCTGAAATTCTAATTTCTTCAGGTGGAACATTAGATATAACAGTTCTATCACGACCAGTAATACGAGAAACAGAAACGGTTACTAATCCGTCATCTTGTTCCAACATTTCAATGTCACCTTCAAAATCTTCGCCTAAATCACCTAATAATTTAGCTATTTGTTCTTCTGATTGATTTTCGTATTCATCAAAAGTAGGTTCAGAAGTTTCACGCAAAGCTTTAACGTAACCAACTTTGTTCATTAAACCGTCTTTTAACCAATTGTACCCAACTTTAAATCCGGGGTTGTCACGATAAAAAACCCAATTAACGTATTCAGTTTCTTGGATAGCTGATTCAATATCGTCTTCATCTTCTGGGTCAAATATAACGGCTTTATCTGAGCTAAAGAAAATTTTAACTAGATAAGGCATAATTGATTCAATAGTCTCGTACACTTCACGAGTAATAAAGCGTGAGCGTCCAACAACCTCATTACCATACGGTTTACCGTGGTAATAATCGTTTAATTTTTCTATTCGTTCAGATAATAGCCCATCATGTGCGCCTATACTAGCTTCTGACTCATTTCTTAAACGAGTTAAAATCTCTTCACTATTCATTTTATCGGCCACTAAACAATTCCTCTAGTTTTAACAGGTAGTGCTTGACCTGAGTATTTGTTATTAGCATCTGACTCAACTCTCGTCTTAGCGTAAAGATTACGTGATTGAAAAGCGTAACGTGTGCTTGACATAAGATCATCAACTAACGCTACAATCTTACCATCTTGGCGGTGGTATATACCTTTCTCTTCAAACCACTGGCCACAGGTACTAAACACTTTAAATTGTCCGTTTTGCATAGCTTGTAACAAAGCATTAATACCGGGTTCAATTTTAATATCGCCTTTTCCCTTATCACCGGGGGTGGGTGGATTCCTGAAGTGTTCAATCGTCATATTAACGCCTTGAGCGCGGTATTGGTCAGCTAGGTTGTTACCTGAACCTTTCTCATGAGACATACCATCATGAGGCCATACACAGGGTATCCATTGTCCTCTTCCCTTTAGAGCAGGGGCATGTTGTTGTGCTGTCATTTGAGCTTGTCTGTACTCAGCGTACAAATAACATATATCAGCTTCTCTGTCCCAAGCAATCCATACAGCTGCTGTGGGGTGATCCCAACCAAAGTCAACACCACATATTCTTGGCCAATAATCAGGTAGCTCAAACGGTTCAATCATAATATCTGCATCACGTATACCAGCAAATACCATACCTGAACCAAACACTGGCTCTCCCCTAGTTCTCATTTTAGCTTCATGAGGTGGGTATTGAGCTAGTAACTGCATCTTCCGTTCTTCTGAAAGGTGTGGCGCATCGTCCCAAGTTGCTTGTAATAGCTTTTGACCGGGACGTAAATCATTCATAAACTGATGTATAACTGACGTAACACCATCTTCTGGTGTAAATGTCATCATTACAATGCCATTAGTAGCTACTGTACGAGTAATACACTGAGTATAAATACCTGAATCGGGTTGCTCATCAAGCCATACCCAATCCATTGGGCGACCCATATACTTAGCTTCGCCTTGTTCATAAGCCTTAAAATCCAACCGTGATACACCGTTTTCTCTACCTGTGTCAAGATCGTAATGTTTTACTAGTACTGTTTGTACTGCATTAGGTACTTGTGGTTTACGTGTTGTTGATACTATATCAAGCCTAGGTATAAAACCAGCACCTTGTTCTTTTTCATTACCGGGATCACCTAATAAATTAGCTTGTAAAATGTCACGTGTAGTTTCTGTTGAAACCCCACAAGCCCATGCTTTAACAGGTTTTTTAAATTTATGCCCTTTCCACCAACTTGGATATTTTCCAGTTAAGTGACAAGCTGTTATATAAGCACCAGTGGTAGTTTTACCTATCTGGTTAGCACACATAGCTAGTATCTGTGCGTGTTCTTTAGTGCTGTTAGCTAAATCTTGTTGCCACTTATAAGCTGAGTTACCCCAAGCATCAATTTTGTTGTATTTAGTGCGTGATTCCTTTTCTTGAAGCAAACGCATTAATTTTTCTTGGCTCAAGTTTTTGCCAACTTAACAACATTACTTGGTAGCTCTTTTTGTATTCTTTTTATTTCAGCATCTATCTCTGCGTTAGAGAGGTTTCTTTCATCATTAATATTAAGCCTTGTTTCAATTGGTACATCGTACCCAGCACGATTTAAATAGTCTTTAGCAGCATTTAAACGAACAGCTGGTGAAACATTGTTGTCTATCATGATTTCACGGACTACGTTAAACGCTACTACAGCCCCATCACCAATTTTCATATCAACACGTTCAGTGATGATTTTTTCTAACGATAAAAACAAAGCTCTAGCATTAGCTGTCCAACCACGACCTTCTACCGAGTACCCAGCTTTTTCAAAAGCTTGTTTTCGGTCACCTAGTTTAATGTAAGAATCTACAAATAACTGTTTTTTAGGAGCAAGGTCTTCGTATTTCAATCTGGAGAGTTCTCTTTAGGTTTAACAACCTTTAAAGCTACAGGCTTAGGTTTAAGTTTAAATGGCATTTCAAGAACATTACCACAAGTACTGTCAGTATCAATAATCTTTGGTTTATTGCCACCGTGTTGTTGTACACAATCTTCTAAATCTTGTAAAGAACAACCTTTGTCTTGAGTAGCTACTAGAACACCATCTTTGTAAACACCTTTTATGGAGTTTTTACCGTGGACTATTGTAATTGTACTCATTAATTTGCCCTTTGCTTTAATTGTGCTAGTTCACGAATAGACGCAACAAAATTTGCAACACGAACTGGGGTTTGTTTATTCCAAGTTGATAACTTTTCTGACCCTTCTGAGGTGTTTTCAATTTCTTGAATAGCTGATTCGTAGTTACCGTTCTTTAAGTGTTCATACGCTTTAGGAAACTTTTCAGTCCAAGAAGTGCCTAGTTGAAAGTTAACTGATGCTAACGCTGGTATTAAACTAGGAGCTTGTATTTCTTGTGATTGATCGTAAGCAGCTTTAGTGGCTTTAGCTGAGTCAGCTTCAAACCAATTGTTTCTAATTTCTTCTGGTACTTCAGTTCCTTTAGGATAAAGTTTTGCTTCTTCTGGCAATAGCTTGTGTCCTATCCCAGCGTGTAATATACCTAACGAATCATTATAAGATTTTTCTCTATTACCTTCACTTATTACAAGTTCATCTTGTATTTGTTTTCTAAAAGTTTGACGCATTTCTTCATTAGGGTCTTGTTTTAATAAACCGGGGGCTTGTACAGGGGTTTGCATTTCAGGTTGCATTGGTTGTACAGGGGATTGTACAGGAGTCTGTACAGGGAGTTGTGCTTGACCTAAAAGACCTTGATTTTGCATGTATGTGTTCATAGCCCGATTATACCATATATTAAACGAAATAACGATAAAAACATTACCCTAGGTAATATTCTTAAAAGTTTTAAGTAATATTTTAATACTTAGTTTTAATATTTAATTTTAACTAAGACTTTATTGTTATTAAGTATTAAGTAACTACTTAGACAGTTTATTTACAACTTAGTTCAGTTAAAAAC